CGACTCTAACCCGTGGAGGTCATGACACGCAGCGGTTAGTGCGTCGATGCACTCGACATGACCTTTGCGGTAATGCTTTGGATTGATGGGATCAGAAGGGGAGGTCATCATCATCCCCAGGCTGTCGAGATTTTTTCGGTTCGTCCTGGCGAGGCTCCATCAGGCTAGCCCATCCATCCCAACCGACAGGGATGGACTCAATCTTGAGCGACATCCTGCCTGCTTTGGTTTGGATGACTGTTCCGATCCTGATCCACTTGGTCTTTTCCGACCCGTCTTTGGCTGTGTACTTCTCACCTGCTGCGGTTACTTCGTATAAGACTGGCACTTGTCGTACTCCTTCTGAACATCGTTGAGAAACTTGATAACACCTTCTTGCAGCTTGTCGATCTCCTCTGGCTTAGGCTCAAACCTGACTACGAATAGTTGCAGGTGTTCTGGAAGCCTGTCATCGAACGACACGAAATCGCACCACTTCCGTCCTGTGCAGGCCAGTTGAGCAAGCATTTGCCGCTTGTACTTTGTCGGGACTTTGCCTTCCAGGATGTAGTCAACATGTGTGGTGCTGTTGGGACACTTGATCTCTACCAGACCATCGTCCCCGACCAAACCATCAGGCGATGCTCCAAACCACTCAATACTCTGGTGCTTGTAGAACCCTGCCTTATCTACGAACCCGTTTGTTGCCTCGTACGCCATTCGTGCGACAGGTTCCAGGTCTGTACCTCGTTGCATGGCTGCTGATGAGAAGGACTCTTGCTGCTGGCCGGTGAGCCTTTCGGTCACAAGCTGGATCAGGTAGTTCCGTCTGGCCGCAGTTTCTGAGCCTGCTAGCGCATCGTTCATTCTGGATGCGGTAGCAAAGCCCAGACGGGCGGCAAACCACTCGTCTGAGCGTTGATCCATTACGCAATCTCCATCAGTTGCGTTTTGCGAGCGTCTTTGGCTGCGTCGATAGCCTTCAGAGCCTCTGTATCGCCTTGGAACGCTTTGAAAGCCTTGGCATAGATGGTTTTAAGATCTTCCATCGTTGCAGCCTCTGAGAGCGTTTTAACGGCTGCTGTGGCATCAAGCGGTTTCATGGTCTTTTTGCTTGCAGCGTTACCGTCATCGTCTTCTGGTGCTATGCCGGTGATAGCCATCAGGCTGTAGCGTCGAGCGTAGGTGAGGGCTGAGCCGTAACCCTGTGCGTCTTGCTTTGAGGCGGGAACGTGGAGCTTGCCTCCAGAGAGAGTCTCACCTGACTCGTGGATGAGCATGGTTTCGACGATGACACCAGAGTCACACTCATGGGTGATCTGGGTCAGGAAGATCCCGTGCTTGTTGAGGCCATCGATAACAGCCTCTACGACCGCAGAAAGGTCAGCGTACTTGCTGCGAAAGTGTGGATTGCTGCTGCTCTTGAGTGCTGGCCCAAAGGCTTGCTGAGCTTTGACGAGCGCGGATGCGATTTGCTTCATGATCTGTTCTCTCCGAAATAGGTTTCCACCCGAATTTGCGCCATGTTTGCGTTACGTCTGTGGCGGCGCTAGGAACCCAGACAAAGCCTGGGTCGAGCATCATGCTGACAGGATTGTGTACATCAGGACAAAGAAGAATCCCCAGGCAAGAGTCCACTTCACTCCTGCGATGATGTTGCGCTTGAGTTCTTCAGCCTCTTGCCAACGCTGAACCTCGTACTCCCACCGATTCTGATCGTTCATTTTTTGCTCCCAAGCAGATAGTCAATCTTTCCTTGCAGGGACAGGACGTCCCGAACGTAATCAATCCCTGCTTCGCGCAGGTACTCACCAGACATATCGAAGCTCTTGTGGTCTTGCTGAACCATCTTGCTCAGCAGAACCTGCACTTCCTTCAACACATCAACCAACATCTCTCACTCCAAGTTTGTTGTCGATGGTTGTCATTCTGACTACGTTTGCACGATCCATCAACAAAAATATTTTTATCGTTCTCTGTTGCTTGTTAGTGAAAATCTATAGCATCTGTTTGCACCACATCAACCTCTAGTGTAGCATTGCGTCAGGAGGTGTCAAATGGACTCTGTTACAGCGTTAAAGGCTGCGTCAGCGATGGTAGGTGGGACTGATGCTTTGTGTAGAGAACTGAAGTTGAGCAGGCAAGCTGTCTACAAGTGGCGATCTATGGGTATCCCGGTCAAGAGGGCGGTGCAGATTGAGCGACTGACTGAGGGTCGGATCAAAGCGAGCGAACTTTGCCCGGAGGTGTTTGGTGGCGAATCTGACGGTCAGAAGTAAGGCTCATCTCGTCGAGCTTGGCTACCTTGTGGCGACGGTTGAGCATTACAACGCATTCACAAAGAGGAAGCATGACCTCTGGGGCTGTATCGACCTGCTGGCGATTGGCAACAGGGAGACTCTAGCTATCCAAGTAACCAGCAAGTCCAATCTATCCGCCAGACGACACAAGATTGAGGAAGCCGAAGCCTACCCAGAGATGCTGAGGTCAGGGTGGAGAGTCATCTTGCATGGTTGGTACAAGGAAGGCAATCGCTGGAAGTTGAAGGAGGTGGAACTGTGATCATTCCGCTAGTTAATGACAATGCCCGGAAACAAGCTATAGAGGCTGTCAGAGACTCTAAACTTGGTTGGGTGGTGTCTATCTCCAAACCCAACAGAACAACGGCTCAGAACTCGCTCTATTGGGCTGTCTTGCATGAGGTTGCAGAGCAGATCAAACCTGGGTCAGAGTACAGCGCAGAGACTTGGCATTGCTACTTCAAAACTTTGTTCTTAAATGGTCGGGTTATTGAGCTTCCGAATGGCAACATCATCGAGCAGGAACCGACGACAACAGGGATGACGACCGCGGCGTTCTCGGACTATGTCGAAAGGGTGATTGCATGGGCGACAGAGAGGGGTCTGGTGTGGACGGACGACTTACGTGCTATGCGTGTGGAGAGAGACACGATAACGCGATTGCCAAGCATCTACCAGACGGAAGCGTAGTCGGTCTGCACAGCCGAGAGTACAGGCTGTATTGCGAAGCAAAGTGGGTGCTGGATAGACCGAAGGCATCCAGAAGGGGATACCTAGAGCAAGTGGAAAAGGCTCGGGGTATATCGGGTAAAGAGGAACTCCAACAGGAAATTACGAGGTGGTGGAATGTACAGAAACAAGGCTTTTCTCAGGGCGGTAGCTAGTCTGCCATGCCAGTTGTGCGGAAGGGAAGGTGAGACCCAGGCTGCTCATGCGAACTGGACAGAGTACGGAAAAGGCATGGGGATGAAGGCGCATGACGTCTACTCTGCCGCGCTGTGTGTTGGATGTCATGCTGGGATCGATCAGGGGTCGAAACTTAGCTATCAAGAGCGCAAAGAGTTGTGGGAGGCTGCATGGCGCAAGACTATGTTGGTTCTGTTTGAGGAAGGATTGGTGACACCAAAATGAGAGCAAAAATACAATGGTCAACACCAGACATTGATCAGCAGATCCTTTACATCGCAAGAGTCAGCAATCCTGAGAATCAATCATCCGGCAAGACAGGGTTGCTGCGCTACCTGATGGAACACGGTCATGTAAGTCCGTTTGAGATGGCCAACGTCTGCATGGAGATTGAGACGACCAGAGACATTGGTCGGCAGATTCTGCGGCACAGATCATTCAGTTTCCAGGAGTTCAGCCAACGGTATGCAAGCGCACACTTGCTAGAGCATCCACAACCGAGACAGGCAAGGATGCAGGATCACACCAACCGGCAGAACAGCCTCCCGACTGTGGATGAGGAGCTTGCAAAGTGGTGGGATCAAGTGCAGTCCTGGGTGATTAAAGAGACTGACAGGCTGTATGCCGAGGCCATGAAGCAGGGTATTGCAAAAGAGCAAGCCAGGGTGCTGTTGCCGGAAGGGTTGACCAGTAGTCGGATGTATATGAATGGGACTCTTAGGTCATGGATCCACTACCTCAAGCAGAGGCTTGATCCGACCACACAGGCAGAGCACAGGCAGCTTGCAGGGTTGATTCTGGCCGAGTTGCGGACTGTTGCACCGATAACTGTTGACGCATTCTTTCCTGTTGAGTAGCATAGGGGAGCGCCGTGAGAAGCGCATAGGTTGGGCATGAAGCAGTCTCCATCGGGGACGGTCTCAGGCCCGTATCTCTACACGTCAGTGTGGCTCAACCCGGAATTCTCACCCTGGGTCTGTCCACCGATGGGGATTGTTCGTGCATTACTACCCTCACCACATTGGTGACTTCATCAAGGCTACGGCTAGGCTGACAGATGCTCAGTCAATGGCCTACCTACGCCTGATCTGGATGTATTACGACAGGGAGCGATCCTTGCCGGACGACATTCAATCCCTTGCGTTCCAGCTTGGGACAGATGAAAACACCGTCAAACTGATCCTTGTTTCCTACTTCAAGCTCGAAAATGGAGCGTGGAATCACACGCGCTGCGATGCTGAGATTGAGTCTTACAGGGCCAATCAAGAGAAGAAAAGCAGGGCTGGCAAAGCATCTGCTGAACGCAGGAAGAACACAAGTTCAACACATGATGAACAGGTGTTTAACACTAGTTCAACTAGCGTTCAACTAACCAAGAACCAAGAACCAAGAACCAATAACCAAGAACCAAAGGAAAAGAATAAGCGCACAAGTGCGCCTGTAGTTGCCAAGCCAGATGAAGTTACCGATCAGACTTGGACGGATTTCTTGGCGCATCGCAAGCTAAAGCGAGCGACTGTTAGCGATACTGTGCTGGACTCGATCAGGAGGGAGGCGCAGAAGGCCGGATGGTCGCTGGATGCTGCGCTGAGGGAATGTGTGGCTCGTAACTGGCAGGGGTTTAAGGCTGAGTGGGTGAAGCAGAAAGTAGAAGCCAGCAAGGATGATTTGTGGGATTACGCTATTGGTCGAAAGACTACGGAGATTGATCATGCAACGATATTGCGAGCGATTGATTGAACGTTTTGCTTTGCTATGGGGTAAGCCTAAGGTCATTGCAAACCTTGGAAGTAACGCCGAGGACATCGAGGCCTCAAAAGAGGCTTGGGAAGCTCAGTTGCGATCCGTACCTGCTGACACGATCAGGATGGTGCTAGACCACCTCCAGCGAGATCCTCCTGACTGGCCTCCTTCTCTCGCGCAATGGATACAACTGTGCAAGCAGTTTAGGGCAGCAGA